GAGAATAAGGATTCTAAAGGCTGCTAAGGACTACAGAGTCAATGCTGTAGGGATTGAAAAAGGTGCACTGAAGAATGCAGTGATGCCTTATATGAATGATCTGATGAGGAGATTAAACTACTATCCTCGTATTGAAGAACTAACACACGGTAATAAGAAGAAGACAGATAGGATTGTTTGGTCACTACAAGGACGATTTGAACACGGTAGGATTGTACTAAATGAAGCTGATTGGAATAACAAGTTTGTAGATCAACTGATGCAGTTCCCTGATAGTAAGACTCATGATGATTTAATTGATGCTGTGAGTTACATTGATCAGATACAGGTAGCAGATTGGAATCAGAACTTGAATGAAGAAGAGTACGAAGTCCTAGACACAACAATAGGTTGGTGACAATGAAATTTGAATCTGAAATCACACCTCAGAATGCCCTAGTAGCTTTCGTCATGGATCGCTGTAATGATTGGCGTAACTATAGGGATGAGAATTACATGGATCGCTGGGACGAGTATGAGCGTCTCTGGCGTGGTTTATGGGCTGATGAAGATAAGACAAGGGATACAGAGCGTTCAAGGCTTATTAGCCCTGCCCTACAACAAGCAGTAGACAACAAACAAGCTGATCTTGAGGAAGCAGTATTCGCTAAAGGTGTCTTCTTTGACATCAGTGATGATGTTTCTGACACAGAAAAGACAGACATCGAACAGATGAAATCCTTGTTGTCAGAAGATTTCAAGAAAGATAAAGTACGTAAGAACATTGGTCAGATCATGACCTTAGCAGAGATCTACGGTACTGGTATCGGTGAGATCATTGTTAAACAGAAGAAACATCTAGCACCAGCAACACAGCCTACAGCACAGCCTGGATTGGCAATGATTGGTGTTAACAAGAATGTCCGTGTAGCGGTAGAGCTAAAGCCTATCAATCCTAGGAACTTCTTAGTTGATCCTAACGCAACCAGCATTGATGATGCTATGGGTTGTGCTATTGAAGAGTATGTAGGTCGTCATGCTGTCATTAAAGGCATGGAAGATGGTGTTTATATGTCCGCTGATCTAGGCGATGCAGCCTTAGACACTGACTTAGAGCCTAATCAAGACTTAACTTACTACCAGAATGATAAGGTTCTCTTACTTCGTTACTATGGTTTAGTACCTAAGAAGCTACTGGATAACCCAGAAGATAACCTCATTGAGGATGATGAGAAGTATTCAGACATGGTAGAGGCGTTGATTGTCATCGGTAACGGTGAGGTGCTTCTCAAATCTGAAGAAAACCCCTTCATGATGCAAGACAGACCTGTTGTTGCCTACCAAGCTGATAGCGTTCCTGGTCGTTTCTGGGGTCGTGGAACGGCTGAGAAGGCCTACAACATGCAAAAGGCTGTTGATGCACAAATCCGTAGCCATGTAGACTCTTTAGGGCTTACAGCAGCTCCTATGATGGCTATAGATGCCTCTAGATTACCTCGTGGACAGAAGTTTGAGATCAAACCAGGGAAGAATATCCTTGTTAACGGTAATCCAGCAGAGATCCTACAACCATTTAAGTTCGGTGTTACGGACAAATCCAACATTGAAACAGCTCAAATCTTCGAAAGAATGATGCTACAGGCTACAGGTACGCTAGATACAGCTAATTTACCTGCTCAAGTCAGTGGTGGTGATGCAGCAGCGGCTGGTTTAGCGATGGCTGTTAGCGGTATCATCAAGAAGAATAAGCGTTCCTTAGTGAATTTCCAAGAAGATTTCCTTATTCCGTTCGTACAGAAAGCTGCATGGCGGTATATGCAGTTTGCTCCTGACCGTTATCCTGTAAAAGACTTTGAGTTTATCCCAACAGGTACGTTAGGGATGGTTGCTAGAGAGTTTGAACAGGCTCAAATGATGGCAATGATGTCTACGTTAGGGCCAAACAGTCCTATCGTACCGTTATTGCTGCAAGGAATCGTTGAATACTCATCGTTACCTAACCGTGAGAGCTTACTACAGCAACTTCAGCAGCTAACACAGCCAAATCCTGAGCAACAACAGGCTCAACAGCAAGCTACACAGCTTCAATTGGCTGATGCACAGGCTACTGTACAGGAAAAACAAGCTAGAGCACAGAAAGCAGCAGCAGAGGCTCAGAAAGTGACGATAGAGGCTCAGTTAATGCCTGAAGAGGTAAGAGCTAAGATCGTTAATGCAGCCACTCAGAACCTTCCTAACAACGATGACTCAGCAGAGCGTGAATTCCAACGCAGAATCAAGATTGCTGAGTTGATGTTGAAGGAAGAAGATATTAAGAGTAACGAAAACATTGCCAAGATGCAGATGGAGACTAAAAAGCAAGTTGATAAGCAGTTCAATGACGCTCTTGGTGAGTAATCATGGATGAGGAAAAGCTACTACAGCTCGCTGCTGTTGTTGGTAAGCTAAAGAAAAAAGTAAGTGAGTTAGACTCCAAAGCAGATACCATCATTAAGCTGGAAGGACCACAAGGTAAACAAGGTCCAAGAGGTGAAAAAGGTAATCCTGGTAAAGATGGACTACCAGGAAAAGATGGTAGAGATGGTGTTGATGGTAAAGATGGTAAGGACGGTAAAGCAGGTAAGGATGGTGTATCTGTTGTTGATGCTTACATTGACATTGACAACTCACTGGTACTTAAACTGTCTAATGGTATTGAAGTCAGTGCTGGTGAGTTACCACAGACTTCTAAGTCCAAGGACAACATATACATTCAGAATACACAGCAGTTTGGACTAGATGGTTTACCTGATGCCTCTGAAGATCCTGTACCAGAATACTTTCTTGTTAGACAAGACGGACAATGGAAGAAAGCATCGTTTACTTACTTACTTGGTTGGCTTAGTGTTGCGAACATCCTGGCTACTGAAAACGGTAATTTACTTACCACAGAAGCTGGTGACTACATTATCATGGAGTAGACATGGCTGACATAAAGATATCAGCACTATCAAATGCATCAGCACTGGCTGGTACTGAAGTTGTACCTATTGTACAGGGTGGTAACACAGTAAAGACAACCCTTAGTAACATTGCTGCTTTGTCAGGCAATGGCACAGTAACATCAGTAGCTATGTCAGTACCTACTGGATTAACTGTAACAGGATCACCAGTAACATCAGCAGGTACGTTAGCAGTATCGTATACAGCTGGTTATGCAATACCGACCACAGCAAAGCAAACTGATTGGGATACTGCTTATGGATGGGGTAATCATGCCTCTGCTGGTTATGCGGTAGGAACAACAACAATCACTGCCGGTACTGGGTTGTCTGGTGGTGGTGATTTGTCCGCTAACAGAACCATTAACTTAGCGAACACAGCGGTTACAGCAGGTTCATACACTAACGCTAATATCACTGTTGATGCACAAGGTCGTATCACAGCAGCAGCAAACGGTACAGGTGGTGGAGGCGGTGGTTCTAGTACAATATTAGAAAACCTACGAACCATATCATCTAACTATACAATAACAGACGGTTACAACGGATTAAGCGTTGGTCCTGTAACAATTAACTCAAATGCTTCAGTAACTGTAGGAACAGATGAGCGTTGGGTTGTTCTTGGTTTTTAGGAGAGTAAAGTGAGTAATCTCAAAGTCCAGGGTAATGCAAGCGGTACTGGAACAACTACGATACAGTCAGCAAATACTTCTTCTAGCACAACATTTACGTTACCTGCCACAGATGGAACAAATGGTCAGTTCTTAAGTACGGACGGATCAGGCAATTTAACGTTTAGTTCTGCTGCTGGTGGTGGTTCTGTCACTACTGTATCCGTTGTTTCAGCTAATGGTTTAGCAGGAACAGTTGCTAATGCTTCATCAACACCAGCAATTACTTTATCAACATCAATAACAGGTGTTTTAAAAGGTAATGGTACAGCAATATCTGCCGCTACTGCTGGTACTGATTATGTAGTTCCTGGAGGTGCGCTAGGAACACCTTCTTCTGGAACACTATCAAGTTGTACAGTAGACGGAACTAACAAGGTTGGTTATATCGGTGCTCCACAAAGTACAAATACAACAGTTGCTGCTAGTGACGCAGGAAAGCATATTTACTTTACTGGTGGATCGACAGCAACATTAACGGTTAACACCAACGCAACAACAGCCATTGACGTAGGAACAACCATTCTTGTTGTTAACAACAATTCAGGGAACCTAACAATATCTGGTGCTGGTGTTACTTTCCAGCTTGCTAACGGAGCAACAGGAAACAGGACAGTAGCAACAAAGGGAATGGCTACGTTACTTAAAGTAGCTACAGATACTTGGTATGTTTCTGGCGCAGGAGTGACCTAACATGGCTGGCGCATTAAGTGCAATGATTGCTGCTGCTTTTTCTGGCAGCTCGGCTGGCTACACCATCGTCCAAACCTTTACCGCTACGTCCACTTGGACTTGCCCTACTGGGGTGACTGAGGTTGAATATTTGGTTGTTGCGGGTGGCGGAGGCGGTGGTGGCGCATACGGCGGTGGTGGTGGGGCCGGAGGATTTAGAGCTGGAACCGGCCTCAGTGTTACTGCGGGAACTGATTACACAATTACCGTTGGGTCTGGAGGCGCAAGCGGTTCACCATCTAATACAACTAATACAGGTGGTGATGGTGGTTCATCTTCTATAGGATCACCAGCTTCAATTACATCAGCCGGTGGTGGCGGCGCCCCTGGATACCTACCTGTCAATGGTAGTGGCAGATCTGGTGGTTCTGGAGGAGGTGGTATTTTAGGCGGCCCAGGTGGCGCGGCTTCTCCATCAGGTCAAGGCAATGCGGGAGGAAGCGGAAACGGGGCTAGCGGTGCTGGAGGCGGCGGAGGAGGGGCTGGTGGGGCAGGACAGCCTGGGCAAAATCCTTCTGCTGGAGGCAATGGCGGTTTAGCTGGAACCTCAACAATTACAGGTTCAACGGTTTATTATGCAGGCGGCGGCGGAGGAGGGGCTTATGGCAACGTCACTGCCGGTTTAGGTGGTGGTACTGCTACAACTTCTCAAAAAGGCGGTGGAGGAGATGGAAACGGTTCTGATACTGGGACTGGTGCAGGTACAGCAGGAACCGCAAACACAGGCGGTGGCGGAGGTGGAGGTGGTAAAGGTTCTCCAGCTTACGCAGCAGCGGTCGGTGGAGCAGGCGGCTCCGGCATTGTTATCCTAAAGTACACCGTACCATCACAAACCGTATTTGTGTTTAAAGGCACTACAACGTGGAAATGTCCTACGGGTGTGACCTCTGTTGACTACCTTGTGGTTGCGGGTGGTGGGGGTGGGGGAAGACTCGGTGGCGGTGGAGGTGCTGGTGGTTACCGCACTGCTTCAGGAGTAACTGTTACGGCTGGAAATAATTACACAATTACTGTCGGCGCTGGCGGGGCAGGTTCAACAGCAAGGACGAGTAAAGGCACGACAGGAGATCCATCATCTATTGCACAAGTAGAAGGAAGCCCATCGTTCACAACCATTACGTCTGCAGGAGGTGGCGGGGCTGGTTCTTATGAGTCGCCTGCACAAGCGGGGTTGACAGGAGGATCGGGCGGCGGGAGTGCAGGAACAGGCTCTACGGCTGGCGGTCCTGCGTCAACTTCTCCATCAGGGCAGGGCAATGACGGTGGGGCAAGTTCAAACAATGTTGGTGCTGGCGGTGGTGGTGGCGCTGGCGCTACTGGTGGAAATGCCTCTGGGTCAACTGGTGGAAACGGTGGGGCAGGAATTTTAGGTCCATCGTATGCAAGCACTTACGGAGCGGCTGGTCCTGGTGGGTCTCCTGCTACGGGATATTACTCTGGAGGTGGCGGCGGCGCAGGTGATACTGCTGGAAGCGGAGGTTATGGTGGCGGCGGTGGCGGCACTACGGGCAATACAAACGGGACAAATGGCTCAACAAATTCTGGTGGCGGTGCAGGTGGAGCTAGGGACTTCAATGGCGCAGGCGGCAATGGAGGAACAGGCGGTTCCGGTATCGTCATCATAAAAATAAATCAATAAGAGGGTATATGACAACAAAGGTATTTAGGTTCCTGGGGATTGATACAGCAATGCACTTGCTTCGTCCAGGTGCTAAATGGGAAATCAGTAACAACGTCTTTACAAGGTGGGATGATCCACGGCCATGCCCAAGCATAGAAGAAGTGTATTGGGTCATTGACAAGATTCGTGAGTTTGAGGACAGCATCCCTACGATCTACACGGACGAGCAGTTAAAAGAGATGGGTATAGCCCGTGAGGAATTCCAACGTGCAGTTGCATAACCTATTCCCAACCCCTGTAGGCTTTGCAGAGCTTGGTAGACCTCTGAGCGATGAGGAGTTGTTCTTCATCCGTGAGCTTCAGACGCGACCCAACATGGGTAACACCACAAGCACGAACAACTTTGTGCTGCGTGACCCTGCGTTAACCTCACTGCGATCATTCATAGAAGATAGCGTCTCGGATTACTTCAAAAGCACAGTCAATCCTAAGCACAATGTCAGCCTGAGAGTCACGCAAAGCTGGTGTAACTACTCAGAACCAGGGCAGTATCACCACAAACACGCACATCCTAATAGCTACATCTCAGGCGTGTTTTATGTGCAGACCAACGCTGATGACAGGATTTACTTTTACCGTGATGGCTGGCAGCAAATCAAGTTTCCGCCGGAGCAGTGGAACCCGTACAACTCTGAAAGCTGGTGGTTTGAAGCCACTGCTGGCAAGCTGATTCTGTTTCCATCGTCACTGACGCATATGGTTCCTGAAGTCAAAGGCGATGACACTCGGATTAGCTTATCGTTTAACACCTTCCCTGTCGGTGTTGTCGGGGAAGAAATGGATTTAACTGGATTAAAGCTGGAGGCGTAATGGCTCACTTTGCAAAGATTGATGAAAATAATGTTGTTACTCAAGTAGTGGTTGTTGACAACAAAGATACTTCTGATGCTGAAGGTGTAGAAAAAGAACACATCGGTGCAGCTCACTTAGAGAAGATCTTAGGTGGTAACTGGAAACAAACCTCTTACAACGGTAACTTTAGAAAGAACTATGCTGGTATTGGTTATACGTACAGATCAGACATTGATGCTTTTGTACCACCTAAACCATTTCCATCTTGGTTACTTAATGCAGATGCTCAGTGGGAAGCCCCTGTAGCAATGCCTACAGATGGTCAGATGTATTCATGGGATGAAGAAAATATTAACTGGGTATTGACAAATATGTAAAAACATGCTTGACAAATTAATAAAGATGTGGTAAAATAACAACAATGGATACTACTAAGTTACTAAGATACTACGAAGAGCGATTCGACCTCATGAGCCATCCAGGATGGAAAACTCTATTGGAAGACGCTAAAGAGTACAGAGACGCAGTAGCGGACATAACCACTATCTCTAGTGGAGAAGAACTACAAGAACGTAAAGGTCAACTAAAAGCTTTAGATTGGCTCCTAACGATGCATGAAGTTTGGGAAAAAGCCTATGAGGATTTAGTCAATGAGGATACTAAATGATTTTGAATGTGAGAACCATCACGTAACTGAACACTTCGTTGATAGTTCCGTAAGTAGTGTGCAGTGCCCGTACTGTGATTTGTTAGCACATCGTAAGTTAGCAGCTCCTAGGAGTAAATTGGAAGGCATCACAGGTGCTTTTCCAACCGCTCATGATCGATGGGCAACAGTCCATGAACAGGCAGCAAACGTAGCAAGATCTAAGTCCTACTATGAGGGATAACTTAGATTTCTTTTTAATTCCTAACAATTGGGTTATACCCGACTAGGAGAAGCAGATGGCTGAATTTGTAGAATCTCTAGATGAAGAAGTAGGTAACGATGAATTTCAAGCTGTAGAGGCTAAGGCTGAAGCAGCACCAACTCAGGAAGAACCTACGATCCCTGAGAAGTATAAGGGTAAATCGTTAGATGACATCATAAGGATGCATCAAGAGGCTGAAAAGCTAATTGGTCGTCAAGCACAAGAAGTTGGAGAAGTTCGTAAGTTAGCTGATGAACTCATCAAAAGGCAAATCACACCGCAGGATCAACCTGCTAAAGCTATCGAAGATGATACTGACTTTTTTGCCGATCCTGTTAAGGCAGTTAACAAAGCAGTTGAATCCCATCCAGCAGTTGTCCAAGCTCAACAGGCTGCGGCACAGATGGCAAGGATGCAAACTGCAAACAGGCTAGCTCAATCGCATCCAGATTATACACAGGTCATTACTGATCCTGAGTTTGCTACCTGGGTGAATGAGTCACCTGTACGTCAAAGATTGTACCTAGCAGCGGACAAACAATTTGACTATGACTCAGCTCATGAACTACTGTCCAACTTCAAAGCATTGAAGAAAGCTAAACAGGAAACTGTTCAGCAAGCAGCACAGCAGTTACAGAGCCAAAGAGATCAAACCTTGAAAGCAGCTACGGTAGCGGTTGATGGTGCTACTGGTGAAACGAGCAAGAAAATTTATCGTCGAGCAGATCTTATTCGGCTCCAAATGACTGACCCTGAGCGTTATATGGCACTACAAGATGACATCATATCAGCCTATAACGAAGGTAGGGTTCGATAACCTAAACTTAAAGGAAACTTAAAATGGCTACAGCAGCTTATCCTGGAGGTAGTTCCTCCATTGTCAACAAGACCAATGCAGATAAATTTATTCCTGAGATTTGGTCTGACGAAATCATCGCTTCCTACAAAAAGAATCTTGTTATGGCGAACCTCGTCAACAAGATGACGATGCGTGGTAAGAAAGGCGATACCCTTCATATTCCTAGTCCTACCCGTGGTTCAGCAGCCGCTAAAGCAGCTAACACGGCTGTTACCATTCAGGCTAACGTTGAGTCTGAAGTGCAGGTTACCATTAACAAGCACTACGAATACTCACGTTTGATTGAGGACATCGTTGAAGTTCAGGCTCTTGCCTCACTTCGTCGTTTCTACACTGAAGATGCTGGTTATGCTCTTTCAGCACAGGTTGACACTGATCTGATCCAGATTGGTCGTCTGTTCAATGGCTCTCATGCCGCTGGTGCTACTGGTGACTACAGTGTGTCCGGTACAACCACTGCCTACATCGGTGGTGATGGTACTACAGCCTTCGTTGGTGGTGCTGGTGCTGGTAACGCAACTGCATTGACTGATGCTGCTATTCGTCGTACGATCCAGCGTCTTGACGATGCTAACGTACCTCAAGATAGCCGTTACTTCGTTATT